TGGCGCTATGACAGTTTTCGTCCATACGATAACCATGGAATTCGTATGGGCATGAGTGGCGCGCGAGCGCCCCTCGGTCCATGGTTGTACATATTCACAAATATTACCGGGAAACAATCGCCACTTCACCATCAATTTCGACTCGAACGACCGCACACCGCTAAGGCCGCGTGCGCGAGAAAAGTTTCTTAACTTTGTTCAGTAGAATTTGGAGGTGTTGCCCCTTCTGGGATGCGCTCCAGCAGATTACCCATGTTCGCAATCGGTTGCTATCGCCGTGTGGGTGTCCGTATGTAATGTTGGAGTAGGTAGCCAGTGTAAGAACTGTCCGTTGCCGAAAGGTTAGCCGGAGATAGCAAACCCGTTGATTTCCTTACAAGAGTCAAACCACGGGTATACATTAGTAGCAGCTAAACAGAACAAAACATTAGAAATAGATAGCAAGGACGTGCCAAAACTCGGTGGACACCAAAGCAAGAAGGTGAAGCACTGGAAAAAGGTCAAGGCCTTCGATCACATCACAGCGCTGAGTAAAAACCGAGCGCGGCACGTAGAACGCCGCGACCGGGAACTCGCGAGGGAAAAGTTCGAGAGACGCCGCAATAGGCACAAGGAAAAAGGGATAGAAGACTGGGGTGCTCCAGCCTACCGCAAGACGAACGGACGGGGACGCACGCCTGCACAGTATCGCAAGGCAAACCCACCCCGGGCACAGATCGATCCACCGAGACGACCTACCGTTGACCCAGCCGTGACGCAGAGCAGTAGGAAGGAACAGGTACTCAACCGCCTGAATACATTAGCTAACCAGCACGCCAAAAACAACGTGTCGGCCTCGGATTCTTTTGAAGTCGTTGAAGGGGGCTCTTTAGAGGGCACCCACGTAGATGAGAAATACAGCAACCCTTACCGCGAAGCACATGCCGCACTCACCGCACACACTAATAGCACAACACACGCAGCTCCCGTGACCATGGGGAAAGTCTTCACTCAGGCAGCGCCTCACGTTTCATACGGCGCCGACGGGACTGTTCGCATTAGACACACCGAGCTCATAGATTCAGTAGTAGCCCTCGTTACTGCCACAGTTGACGATATGACCATACACAGCTATCCAATCAACCCCGGGCTCTCCACGTACAAATGGCTCAGTCGGATTGCCCGTGGCTTCCACATCTGGCAAATGGGACGCCCCTGGCACGCACGGTACATATCGCGAGTCGGAACGGCCTCCGTCGGCGGAGTCATAATGGCTCACCAACCAGATGTCGAGGCTCCGCTACCAGTCACGGAGCAGGAGATCACCACACTCACTGGTAGCAAGGAATTTCAACCTTGGCTGCCGGAAGTAGAAATATCCATCCATCCAATAGATGCACCCGGCGGTATGAAATACGTCCGCAGTGAGCGCAAAGCAGGAGCCCCACAGTTGTACGATGAAGGCCAACTCTTTGTGGCCAGCCTTGGCGTGGGCGTCACTGCGCCGGCCACTGAATTGTTGCTCGGGAAACTCTTCGTCAGCTACGACGTGATTCTTGCCTTTCCAAACGGTGATCCCGAGGCCCGCGATTATGGCGCCAGCAGTACCACGGTCCTCCTACCAATCGGCCCCTCCGCCGTTGTAACCCAGCCTGCATTGACTAGACTAGCTTTCGCCAACCCTGGGGATGCCGCATTCGCCCCTGCGGGTGTGAACCCGCTGCAGGTAGCACTCACGGCTGGCAGCGGAGCCGGCGCATATATATCACTACCAACAGGTTATTACTCCTTCGACCTTACGTTCTTGGCCACAATATCCGGCGGTAGTGTCACGGAATCCATTTTCGCATGTTTCTACGACGACAAATCCGCCACATACCTTGGAGAGAGTTCCATAAATCACATCATACACTCATCTAAAGTCAACCAGTGCCGCCTTTTCACCAGCTTCTGGGTCGAGGATTCGATGTTGTTACTTGTACACTACCGCACCAGCACCACGGCAGGGCAGATAGAAGGGAGCAGCTATGCCCCAGCTGGAGTTTTCGGTGTATGTGGATCACAGGTAAGAATCACGCTTCTGTAGTAAGAGGCACACGAAGTAAAAGTGAGTGTAAGTATATGTAAATAGATGTAAATACAGATGTAAATAGAACAATCGAACATATTATCACGCATGGCAGATCCATGTATCGCACCACATACTATAAACAGGCTCTGACCACTAACCTGTACCATTCATAAACCTGAAGCGTTGCTCGCAACGTTTCCAGGCCCACCGGACTAAGAAGCTTAACAACATATTCGATACGAATCGGACGGGAAGGAATTCTGTTCCATGAGGTCCACATCGCCAATCCCTTAGGGGAAAATGTGACCTGCCTCTGTTCCACTCGCAACATGTTTCCACAAACCGATCTCAATCAGACGAAGAACGTTTCATGACCTGTGAGTAGAAAAGCTAGAATGAACCGTGCGTATAGTGATCGCTCAGATCACGCCCCAGCGCTAAACGGGCAACCCCCCGACGGTGGATTACCTCAAATCCTCATTCAGCATATGCACGCGTAGTTGCGCGTTGTGCATAGCCCTTACCCGGTAACAACAGTAGAAAATATGCCGTTAAGCTTACAACACCATGCCTCAGGCATTTCGCCCTCCAGGGTGAAACACCGTGCCTCAGGTATATCACCCCTCGGGGTGACAAAATGCGAAGCTCAGTGCACGAGCAAAAATTCCGGTCACCGGACGTACCCACGTAGGGTAGCCCTCGCACAACGAACGTGACGAGGCAAACTTTTGAAACAACAATGTTAGTCAATCAAAGTGAAATAATTGGTGTGGCGTGTACGAACGCTGCTAGCAACAAAAGAGAAAGCCACTTCCCTTTCTCTGCAAACTGTCTGTCCAACAGTCTTGCGGAGAACGGAGAAGTTGTGCAGTATGATGCGAATACTCACAAAGGCACCCCAACACCTGGAGAGGTACCAATACTCAAACCCGGAGGCCACAGTATCCACCCATGTGATGGTTGCGATTTTAATGGACAGGCAATGCCGGACATCGAGGATCTAGCAGAGTCCAAGCTAGCCCAGCTCTCGATGGGGAAGGAGTTGGCGACGAAAGCGCAATTGGCTGCTGCTGTCAATCTTAAGCACGAGTGGCAACTCATGACCGCTCGCCAGCGGCGCGACATCACCCTCACTCTTCGTGATGAGGGTTTTGAAATCGTGAAACGGCACAAGCGGCCAAGGTCCAGAAGCCACCAAAAGCGGCTATCAGAGCTCGGGCGGCGCCGGCGCGCGTCGTTAGCCGGGGGCACCCGCAAGGGGTACAGCAGTAGCACGGATGGTGATGGGGCCTCAATCTTCACTCGCGTGTACCATGCCCTCACATGGAGCGTCCTTGCGCGGAGCGCTCCACGTAGCGCTGTGATACTGCAATTCACGGCGGAGGAAATGGCCTATCTCCACGGCATGGCATGCGTGGGATGCCAAGGTGTGATACCACTCGCCACAGCTGAAGAGGGCGAAACCATGCACCCACTGGGAATGTGTGACATATGCTACGAGGAGGGACCATGGGCTTTGTACTGCAGTCCCGTTTGTTACGCCCGAGACATATACAATCAGCACGATCGCTACCCAGTTTATGGCCACCAACACCTCCATACACGGGGAGAAGATGATAACAAAGCCACAACCATCGCTGTCCAGCGCGCTGTCACCGATAGCATGCGCGACATTGAGGCCAAACGACCGAGCCTTCTCAACCACGTTATCTTGGACGTGAATGATGGAGAATGGCAACTGGGTGATGAGAGAGAACTCAGCGACGAGAAGGAGTTCTCAGAGCAACTCCCACTTGCGATGGAGAGCTGGCGCGAGAGTCAGCTTAGCTGCGACGATACCGACATGACGCCATGGACGCCCCGGGATTGGTACGATGTGGCAGACGTCGATATGGAACACCCGTACGCAGGTGGTGGGAGTCGCAAGGGCGACCCGTCGAGTACAGACGGCGATGGAGCCACCACCAAGGTTATCATGGAACCATCGGCCGTCAAAGAGCGCGTCAAGCACCCCAAAGACGTCGCTAGACGCAAGCGGGAAACCGGAGAGACCCAGAAAACCCACTCAGCGACGCGATATAAGAGGAAGTCGCGAGGTGGTGGGAAAATGAAGGGGTTCTCACACAGTACCGACGGTGACGGCCCATCCCGATCGCGCGGTGGTGGCAAACAGAAAAAGAAGGAATTCACGAGGAAACATCAATTGATGGAGTGCACATGTCACGTGAATCCACCTGGTCATGACCACCCAGGCACGACATGCCCCATGCGCCATCGACACCTCGGGTTGTACGGTGGAGCACGACGATTGGCGCAGTCGAAGAAACAGGCCGACAGAGCTGAGGCGAAGAAGCTTGGCATAACCACACAGCAACTGTACGAGCAGCGGCAACTCCAGAAGGAGGCCGGTCTACCACCCGAACCGAAGAAGCAACACTATCGGGTATGCAAGGCAGGCATGCGCGGCGAGCCGTGTTTCGAGAGGACGCACTATCATCAACAGTGTGATTTCACATGCGGTTGGGATTGGAAGATCACGGCCGGTGCCGATACTAGAAGCTACATCGACGAAGAGGACGCAAAAGACTTCGAAGACTTGGAAGAAGTTGAAATACGTAACGAGCATGAGGCTGCCGTTGTTGAGATAGAAATATCATCCACGGATGAACCGGCGATTGCGCCGAGGCCAACTCACAACAACGACACCCAAATCCCCGAGCGTGAAGAGCAGTCGCCATGTCCCTTCGCTCCAGCCCCCAAGCCAAAACCGACACATGAATCCTTTCTGAAAAAATGTAAAGAGGATTTTAATGCCATCGCGGTTCGATTGGAACGCACTGATCCAGGACCCGAAGAGGCAAAACATCCAGTGGCGGGTGTGATACCGAGACTCGAGGAAGACGGTACGTTGAGTGGCGTCTTCACGCAGTGGCGCAAGGAGCACAGCCCGCCTGCAGTTGAGGAGGACCCCTTAGCCACACCCTGGCACGAACTGATGCCAGCAGGACCAGTCAACGAAGTCGTTTTCCACAGTGGAACACCCGAAAGTAAGTACACCGAGGATGGGGAAGCAAGCGCTGGGCAATACAGCGCGACAACAGTTCCGCCGCTAAAGCAAGATGATAGCAGCTGGTATAAAGATGTTGACTTCGAGGTGGACGCCGATGGGGGCATCCAAGTCGTGATGGCTGACGAGCAAGCGACTCGGGTCACATTCACGGACGAGGACGAACTCACAGATGAAGACGAGGATGACGAGAAGATTCCACTTCCGAATGTCAGCGCACCGCAACCACGCGGGCTACAGATGGAAGTAATCGACTTGATACGCGAGATGAAAGCCGCTGAGAGCCGTGAGCAGACCCAGGGGTACAAATGGGGCTGGGACGCAGATACGGACTCGTCGAGTGAGGACGAGGCACCTCTGCTAGCGGCGCGACCGTACGATCTCTTGGGTTGGCAGGAGCCACCACAGCCAGCATCCGACTCAGAACCGGATTACGAGAGCATGGAGGAAGACGATCCAGTGCTCCTCCCGAAGCGCCCTGGGCGTGGAAGACGGGTTCTTGGGTTCATGTCGGAGGTTTTCGATGAGTTCGTCAATTCAACGTTCGTTGAACCGCTAGTTGCCATGAAGAAAATGGTGACAAGGAGCCCGAGGCAGAGGGCAATGGACACCAGACGAGCCATCCTACAGGAGCTCGAACGGGAGCAGTGTACGGCGGAATCCCTAGCGCTTCCCGAGTTCGTGAACGTGGCCTATTGGTTGCATCAGGCCTCTATCGAACACCCCGAGGACCATGAGGCATCAGAAATTGAGGAAACACATCGGAGACTGCTAGACCATGCAACAAGCTGGAACGCAACGTACGCGGTTGGTGAGGACCTGCAAACGGTCCAAGTCCGGCCATTCCGCTACCGAAACATAAACTCATATTTTGATGCAAACCCACTTCCAATGTTTGCAGATGGCGACGAGCAGGTCGCAATCGCACGCGAACAATTGGATGTGTTACGAAACCCAGCAGGAGCCGACAGCGAGGCATTTAAACGCCTCATCATCCACCCACCGACCGAAGTCGTCAGAACGTACAATCCCCGGTTCACGGAAGTAGACCTTTTCGTGCGAGGAGAAACGCATCACAAGTGGACATCACAACGGGTGTGGTCCAATGTAGTGGCGCTGCTACCCGGTTTTAACCGCGATTTCACCACAGCTGACGACACACTCCAGATCCAGTCGAGACAAGCAGTAGTCAGCGGCAGCGCCAAAAGTGTGGTAGGACAGGCCACCGGGGCGCTTTTCGGAGAGAGTAACTGGCTTAGCACACGCGCGGACGGACAATTCGATCTGCCCAGCGGCTACGACTGGATGAGTGTGGCACCAAATCAGGTAATATGCATGTCCTTGGCCCAGTACTTGCTAATTGGCAACAAAGTCGGCCAAGGATTGGTCTTAAATGGAGAGAGCAAGTTGGTGCGAACTGTGGAGGCCAGCTTGACAATCTGCGCACAGCGCTACCCATTCACACCGGCCCTACAGCGTTTTGCACTGCAACCAGGCAATCGGCGATACCGTAATGTGTACGAAGATACCATCACATGGGTTATTCAACACCGAATCCTGAAGGCAGTCAAAGCACTACAGCACAATGGCGGGCAGACGACGATACGAAATTTTCGTCTGTCTACGCCCCAGGTGGGTTAGCAACCTACTTTGGGGCTCATAGGATAGTGGGAATAGAGTGTAAACTGGGCGACATGCCATTCGAAAACAACGACATGTTCACAGTGCAGTCTAAGGGCCCAGAGGCCCGCGCCGGACTCTCATATGAGAGTGAGGACGGTTCGGTAGACTTCAAAACACCACTATTAGATGATGAACTTGACCCCGATGGGAGTTATTACACTCACTTTTACGCCAATGTGGGACACACTGGGGTGATCTACAGGTTGAGTGACAATAACACACAGTTGGCATTGAAATACCGTGGCATGGTATCTCGGTGTCCTGGGCTGACCCTGACGGTAAACGGAATTGAGTACTCTTTTCACGAGGGAATGAAAATGAAGCAAATTGAATTCCTACGAAAATACGAGAATGAACTACAAGAGTACGCTGCCAGACTCGAACCGTACTTCGAAGGGTACACTGAGGCGGTGTTCGAGGCTAGTGAACACCATGCGGACCCACACCCCAAGCGCGACCTGAGGATCCAAGGATACGCAGAAATGTGCGTAGAAGGCTCGACGGCTGAAGTTGGTTGGCTCGACCCAGCAGGACGGGTGGTGTACAAGATGAAAACGAGAGAGATCGCTAAGTTCTCGAAACCGCCACGAGGTATTGTCAGCATGGGTGTCATCCCAAGTTTGGCAGGCTTCAAAGTGACAGAATACTTGAAGTACGCCCAGAGCAAGGTGTGTTTCCTCGACGTCACAGAAGACCGCATATCCAAGGCGGAGTTCGTGAAATCGCCAACTACTGAAGATCTCGACAGATTGTTCAACGAGATGTTCAGTGGGCACAATGACGTGCATTTTGCGTACTTTAGCGATGATTCAATCCTCCGATACGTTTGGAAGGGGAATGCATATTGGGCCAACCTCGACATATCCAAATGCGATTGTTCCCATGGACGTGGAATCTTCGAAACGTATCGGACATTGTTCCCAAAGAGCGCCAAGCAGGACGTGGATACCTTATTGGCACAGCTCCAATCCCCATGTGTGCTGAAAAGTTGCAACAAGGACTTCCCCGGGCGCAAGGTCATTATCACTCCTCGTGAGAAGACCCTGTACTCCGGCTCAACTGCAACAACAACGTTGAATAACACATCATGTGTGAGCATCTATTTTGCCATACGCGACTGCGACGTGTCAGCATGCGCCACAATTGAGGAAGTTGGAGTCACACTAGAGGCCGCCATCGCGGAGACCGGTTACATGGTTACCGGTCTGAGCGGGGCGGAGACATGGTGTGAAATATTTGAAGACTTGCAGTTCTTAAAGCACTCGCCAGTGCGTGATGTACATGGCAACTGGGTCGCTTTAAAGAACTTGGGTGTCCTAGGACGCGCGGGAGGATGTTGCAAAGGAGACCTCCCCGGCCGAGGTGATATAAAGAATCGAGCGGCAATTTTTCAGTGGAACTTATTACAAGGGATGTATCCACGTGATTCTTTTGAAATGCTAAACCGAATGAAAGCCACTGCATTCAATGGCATAAAGACACCCCTATCGGCACGAGCTCAACGCCGGATGAAGAGCATGCTAGCGGACATTTTCCGTTACAAGCCAACGACCGCTCAAGGTCAACCGATGAACCAAATAAGTATGGAAAGTATCGGTCTTAGGTACAGGTTGACAACCAGTGAGTTGGATAGTCTATTAGACTACGCTGACTACGGTTATGGATATGTCACCAGTTCCATGGCTTGGCACAAAATCATGATGAAAGACTATGGTCTTGCAGTAATCCCGCGGGAGTTTCTGTAGGTCCTTCATCAACGTCCCCTGCTCGGGACACCGCTTGCTGATTACAAGCCGTTCTCACCTCTTAGGAGATACAAGACGC